CAACAACAGCAAGCCAACCTGCAAGCACAGATGGCCAATCAGGGGGCGGGGCTGCAAGTTGGCAGTCAAAACCTCAACGCACAACTGGGCATTCAGCAGCTTGGCGCGGGCCAAAACATGCAAGCGCAACTGGCCAATCAACAAGCAAATTTGGCGGCGCAACAAGCTGCGGAGCAGTCCAAGCAGTACGGTGCAGGCTACGGGATGCAAGGGATGCAGACCGGGCTGCAAGCCGCTGGTCAGTTGGGCCAGTTGGGCCAGACGCAGTATGGTCAACAGCTTGGCAACATCAACTTGCAAAACCAAATGGGCGCTCAGCAACAAGCGCAGCAGCAAGGCATCCTGAACCAGCAGATTCAGAACTACGCCATGGCGCAGCAGTACCCCCAGCAGCAGTTGGCCTTTATGAGCAACATGCTGCGCGGCTTGCCGATGCAGTCCACCAGCACCAATATGTACCAAGCTGCTCCCAGCAATGTGTCGCAACTGGCAGGTCTGGGCATGGCAGGCTACGGCTTGAGCAGAATGGCGGGTATGAAAAAGGGCGGCAAAGTTAAAGCCGAGCAGCGCCCAGCAGGTCTGGCCGAGCTGGCACTCTCCAAAATGGCGTAAGGAACATCCATGATTAACGTCAACCAAATCACCGCGCAACTGGCCCGGATGCCCGATCAAGCGCTGCAACAGTTTGCAGCCATGCACAAGACCGACCCTTACACGCTGTCACTGGCGCTGTCCGAGTCCAACCGCCGCAAACAGATGCGCCAAGCTGCGCAGATGCAACAGCAACCGCAACCGCAACCCAAAGTGGTTGACCAAGAAGTGGCACAGATGGGCGCGCCTGCCATGCCCCCACAAGGTATGCCACAAGGTATGCCACAAGGTATGCCGCCCCAACAGCTTCCAGAAGACAGTGGTATTGGCCAACTCCCAGCGCCTAATATGCAAGGTATGGCCGGGGGTGGCATTGTTGCGTTTGAAGAAGGCGGGGAAGTTCCTGGGTATGCAGGCGGCGTCTTTACTGGGTCTGATCCGTTTGATGAGGCGTTTCGCCGTGTTATGCGGTACGAGGGCGGGTATGTTGCCAATGACGCAGGCAAAGGGCCGTCTAAATTTGGCATTAACAAAGACGCAAATCCTGACCTTGATATTGCCAAGCTGACAGAAAAAGACGCCAAACGCATTTACCGAGAACGGTACTGGGACAAAATTGGTGGTGACGAACTGGCCAAAAAGAACCCCGCGCTTGCTACGGTTGCGTTTGATACTGCTGTCAATATGGGCGTTACTCCTGCAAATAGACTGGTAGAACAGTCTGGCGGAGAACCTTCAAAAATTCTGGCAGCGCGAGAGCAACACTACGCCGCATTGATTAAAAAAGACCCAGAGAAATTTGCGCCGTATAAATCCGGGTGGCAGTCCCGTTTGGCGGACTTGGCAACTTCTGTGTTCCCCTCTGCGGCGGCGGCGGAACTCCCCCGCAAAACTGACGAGGGTTTAGCCAGCCTCATTCCTGGCCAAACGGCTAAAGCACCACCCAAAGCACCAGAGGGCGGGTTCTTGTCTTCTGAAAGTTTCCAGCGCGGGGCTACGTCTGTGGGGTTGCCACAAGATGTTGGGCGTCAGGCATACACCACGCTCATGGCTCCGACACCGCTGGCCCCTGCCAGCATGGTGCCCAAAACTGGCCCTGGTGTTCTTGGCGGCTTAGCCAATCTGGGCGAGAAGCTGTACGGCAAAATTGCTCCCGGCAAGAACATGACTGAGGCACAAATCGCTGCGGCCAAGGCAGAGATGGCTGCGGCTGCGCGTACTGGCGGACAAGAGCAGAGACTGCTCACCGGGCCGCAAGCCAAACTGCCAGGGCCAACTACCCCTGTCACTCCCGCAGGCCAAGGCATCACGGACTTGGTAGCACCCGGCGCTCGGATGGTTCCCGTGGCGGAAGACGCTTCCCGCCTGGAGAAGATGGCCCAAGCATCGAACCTGGAGAAACTGAGAAAAGCGCAAGGGGCAGTGGGCGATGGCGCAGCAGCCGTACAACCTGTGCAAGCAGCAGAACGATTTGCGCAACAAGCCGGGCCTGCCAGCGCGGCAGAGAAAATCCAAGCCGCATCCATTGCAAGAGAAGCCGAACACGCTGCCCAAGTGGGCGCTGCTGCCAGTCAAGGTCAGGCTGCTAAAACAGGGTTGGCCACACTTGCCGCTGGTTCAACGGCGCTTGGCAACATGGATGACGGCCCCAACGTTATTACAGGCGCAACGCCCGTTTCTTTTAGAGAGTTTGGTGAAAACACCGGGCAGATGCCTGCGGAACCGCCGTCTCCCAAGGAGGTCAAAGAAATTGGCAAGGAAGCCACGCCCAAGAGCGAACGCAAAGGTATGTCGGGCGAAGACTTCCTGATGATTGGTCTGGGCATACTGAGCGGGCAGTCGCCCAACGCGCTCACCAACATTGGCGAAGGCGGTCTCAAAGGATTGCAGATGGTGCAAGCTGGGCGTAAGAATGAGGCCGAAGCCGCATACCGCGATGCCATGAGCAAGTACTACGCTGCCGGGACAGAAGCTATCGAGCGCGGGGCCAAAGACAAAGACCTGATCGGGGCCGCAGAGAAGTCTGCGCACGATGCGTTTACGGCCATGGCAAAAGACAACGTGTTCTTGATGACCAATCCAGAAGAGCGTGCCAAGCTGTACAACCGCTTGCGCATGGAGAAGTTTGCACAGTATGGGATTTCGCCTACAATCCTTGGAGGGGCGGGTAACAAGTACTCTCCCGCTGACATGGCCCTTGTTGATAAGTACGCCAAAAACTAAAAATTAGCAAAAATGGAACTGAGCCAAGTTTTTCAAGCACTCCGCAATGCCGATGCTGCTGGAGACACCGAAGCAGCAAAACGCTTGGCTCAAATTGCTAGGGGCATGATCGCCGAAGGCGATACGCTAGACGACACCAAAAAAGAAAAACCCAAAGAAACCCCAACCGTTGGGGGCCAGATCAAAGAGTTTGCCAAGGGTCTTGTCCCTGGCGCTATTGGTTTGGCAGAGTCGGCTGGCACGGGTCTGTCCGCGCTGCTGCCCGACGAGCAAGAACGTTCTGCACGCAAAACAATCAGCAGTTTGGCGGCTTCGGCACGCGAACCGTTTGCTGCCGCTCCTGGGTACGAAGAGACTGTCGGGCGAAAGCTCGGCGAATCGGTTGGTTCTGTTGCGCCATTTTTGGCCATGGGGCCGTTGGGTGTTGCAGGGCGTGTGGGCATGGCCGGGCTGGGTGTCGGTGCTGGCGCGGGTGAGGCCAGAGTAAGGGCTGAACAAGGCGAAGCAAGCGCAGATCAACGGTCTTTAGCTACTGGTCTTGGCAGTGCGGTGGGTTTAACAGAGATGTTTGCCCCGGCCAGGATTCTTGGACGTTTGGCGGCTCCCGTACAAGCAGGTGCTGTTGCTGCGGTTAAACGAGCACTGACGGCAGGTGGCGAGGAAGCTGCACAAGAAGCCGCATCACAAGTTGCCCAGAACTTGATTGCCAAAGGCATCTACAAACCAGAGCAAGCAATCATTGAGCAGGTGGGCGAGTCCGCTGCATACGGCGGTGCTACTGGCGCGTTGGTTCAAGGTCTGCTTGACATGGCCATTGGTCGCCGTGCCAAAGGCCCAGCCGCTGCTGGCGCAGTAGCGGCGCAGCCAACTGCACAAACCCCCGAAGCCTTTGTTCCTCCCGCCCTTGGCGAAGCCGAGGCCATTCCCGAACCCACCTTGCGTGTGCCAGGAGTAGCGCCTGAAGAAGAGGAAGCGGTTGCAGAGCCAACCAAGCGAGAAGCTGCAAAGCAAGCCAAAGCAGCCAAGGACCAAGCCGCACGGCTGGCCAAGGAGCAGGCGGCGTTTTTGAAGCAGTACGAAGCGCAAGCCGAGGAGCGTGCCAAGGCACAGGCAGAGTACGAGCGCGTCAAGGCAATGACTCCCGAGGAGTTCTTCCTTGACCAGCAAGGGGCCAAAATCCCCGCAGAAAGACCCCAGCCAAGCGCTGAAGAGTTCTTCATCAACCGCCTGGGCGAAGGTCCGACCGAGACGGAAAAGCCTCTGTCACCGTTGCAGCAGTACGCTGTGTCGCAGATTCAAGCCGCGCAGAACCGCCCGTATGGGTTCACCACAGAGGATGTGCTAGGGTACTTGATGCGCGATACGGCGCAGGCCAGCAAGCTGGTTGAAGAGCGCCCGCCCATCCCCGGTTTGAGCGACACAAAAACCGACGCGCTGTACAACAAGCTCAAGCTTAAGGTCAACGCCAGCCTCAAGCAAAGCAAACAAGCAGGGGCCGCAGCCACCACCGCAGCCAAAGAAGTTCGCTTAGAAACGGTTGAGGATGAAGAGCAAGCAGCGTTGGAAGCCCAACGAGCCGAAGAAGAGCGCATTGCACAAGACGCAGAAATTGCGCGTCGTGTGGCCCCTGAGCGTCTGGGCATCCAGCGTTTGGGCCAGGAGCCGGGTCGTGTGGTGTTGCCCGAAGGTGGTTATGCCAGTGATACTGGAAAGCTGCTGTCTGAGCGGTTCCCGTCGAAGCAGCAGGAAATCATTGAGACGCCCGAGAAACCAGAAGAAATGCCCCTGGTTGACCAGTTAATTCAGACGCTGCCGTTGACCAATGGGCGCATTACCCCTGGGCGGGTTGTTGAAGGTGTTGGCGCATCGCCATCCCAGAACCTTAAAGACTTGCAGACGCAATTTCAGATTGCACGCATCACAAGGGACCGTAAAACGCAAGAAGCGTTGCTCACGGAGATGCGCACAGCCAAAGAGCAAGGGGCTGTGGAAGGTCGTGGAAAACTTACGCGTGAATTACAAGAAGGCATGCTGCCTGAAGAGCGGGCACAAGAAGCCGCTGCCGATCAGCATGCTGACACCCAGCGCATACAGTTGCTTGGGCTGATTAAGACACTGGATACGGCACGCACTGGCAAACTGGTTTTGCCTGCCAAACGTGAAGCACAGATCAGCGCAGCCAAAGAAGCCTTTGTAGTTGCGCATGCCGCCGAGATTGAAGCGCGACGCAAAGCGTTTGGTTTGCCTGAGATGGCCGACTGGGAAAAGGCCGAAGCCCGTGCCCGTTCTTTGGAAGCGCTCAATGAGTTGGAAAGCCGCTACGGCACATTTGGTGCGCCAGCCCAAGCCGTCAAAGTGCTGCAAGGTCAAACACGGGATGCCGTCTACCAGAACTTGCAAAATGCCGCTACGCGGATGTTAGAGCAGGGCCAAGTCGATCTTGAAGGCAAGACCAAGAAGCCCAGCGGTGCGGGGCCACGGATTGCTGCGCCTGATGAGCTGACGCTGCGCGGAGAACCACGCGAAGCCAAGACTGAGAAGCAACGTGCGTTGAATGTGATTGAGATGGTGTTGCGCAGTGCCGAGACGCGCACCCGTGCGGCACCTGTTTTAGAGAAACAAGAAGCAAACACTCTGGCGGACTTGGCCAAAATATTAGCAGCTGCCAAAGTGTCGGGCAACACCAACCCTGGCTTTCTTGCAACAGGCACTCCAACCAAAGCAGACGCTGCCACCGTTGATTTGTTGACCCGGTTGCGGGATGCGTTGGAGACCACCAACGACCCCGAGTTCATCTCCTTGGCACGGGAGCAAGCCACCATGGTGGCCGAAGGCAACCTGCCCAACCCGTTTGCTGTGCGTGACCTGGGCGAGATGCTCAAGGCGCAGGAAGTGTCGGGACGCAGCGCGGCAGCGCCGTTGTCAAAAGAAGAGACCGCTGCGGTTGCCAGGGGTGAGAAGTTAACCTTCACTGACTTAGAAGGCAAGACCCGCACAAAGAACACAGAAGCCCAGCCACAGCTTGAGATGTTCCCCGAAGCCGGGGCACAAGTGGCGCGTGCCACGCCGTCGAATTTTCAAAAGCTGCTGGACTCCAAAGACGTTCAGGGCATGCGCGATGCCATTCAAAAACAACGCGCAGACAACTTGGCCGCATTGCAGTCCGTTGGTAAAGCGCTGCCAACCATCACAAACCGATACAACGCCGCCAAAACCAAGCACGACAAGCAGGTCAAGAAGGCGCGGGAAACAGGCGCTCTGGCGTTGGGTTGGAAAGACGAGATGCGCTCCGATCTGGAAGCGGTTCGTCAAGAAGCCCAAGATGCACGCAACGAACACATTGTTCCTTTGCAGCAAGCGTTGCGGGAAATTGATGACGTAAAAGCGGCAGTTTTGCAAGAGCCGTCAGACATGCGCACGTTGTTGAAGATCAACAACCTGTTGGCGCAAGAACCTGCACTGCGTAAAAAACTAGCTGACCTAGAAGCCGTTGTTACTCCGCTGGAAGATTTGGCGGCACAGATTGGCGCAGAGATTAAAGCGTACACCGATATTGCTCAGCCCGCACTTAAAGAGTTTGAGAAGGCCCAGGTAGAAGCGGACGAAGCCAAAGCTGAGCTGGATAAGGTTACGCAAGAAAAGCGTGAGGCTGAACGTGTTGAGAAGGCCGGGGCAGAAGCTGAAAAGCGCAGAGCCGAACAAGAAGCCACGGCAGAAGAAACCCGGTTGCGCCAAGCTGCGCAGCGTGGGCGTGAGGGACTGGGGCTGGAAGGCGTGCGGTTGGAGAAAGACACCACGCAGATGCGCCAGGAGATGTCCAAGATTCGCCGCGCTATTGGCAGCTTGAACGATCAACTGGACAAGGCCACAAACGAAGACACCAAGGCAGAGCTGCGGCAAAAGATTGCCGATCAAGAAAGCAAACTGGAAAACGTGTTCCAGAACGCGCCGTTGGTCAAGACTGAATTGCGGACGCGGGAAGATGAAGAAGCACGCAGAGACACCGAAGACAGACGCGCTGCGGCAGAAGCCGTGGTGGCCGCAAGGCGGCGCAAAGCCAAAGGCGAGAAAGCCCCCAAGCTCAAGCCTGTTAAGCAAGCGTCGCTGGTAAAAGAAGTTTTGGGGTCTCGCGTTACACAGCCACGCCCACAGGTGTCGTTGGAAGAAGTTGGCGTTGCGGTGACCAACCGTTTGATGAAGGTCAACACAGATTTGGCAGACGTTCAACGGCGCATGCAGTTCCTGCGCAGTACAGGCAAAGCCAAGGTCAAGGGCAAACTCACGCCGTTGATGAAAGACTTGGAAGCCAAAGAAGCCACGCTCAAAGGCACGCTCAGTGCTTTGCGGCAACGGCAATCCAAGGTGACAGGCGCAGCCAAAGCCGCTACGCTGACATACACCAAGGCCAAAGAAGCTGAAGAAAACTTGGAACTTAAAGCAGAACGCAAGGGCGTGTTCCGCACTTCCATCCAGGCTGGCCCCGGCATGCAGTCGCAACAAGTCAAGCGCTTGGTTGACCGCATCTTAAGTGACTGGGCCATTACGCCTGAAGTCAGTGTTGTTGAGAACGAGTCGGAGCTGCCACAGCGAATTCAAGACCAAGCCGCCAAGGACGGCGTTACTGGGCGCATCCCCGGCGTGTACGACCCCAACACCAAGACCGTGTATTTAGTGGCATCCAACTTGCACACAGGCAATGACGTTGGTTTGACGATTGCGCACGAAGTGGCTGGCCACTTCGGCCTGCGCGAGATGCTTGGCGGTACATACGCCAAGACCATGAACTCTTTGTACGACGGCAACGTCACGGTGCGCCGTGAAGCTGATGCCAAGATGGGGGCCAACAAGAATTTGTCCCGCGAAGTGGCCGTTGAGGAAGTGCTGGCCGACATGGCCGAGACAGGTGCCGAACCTACCGCAGACAGTCGCAGTGCGTTGCGTCGTTTGTTTGAAACCATCAAGCAGTGGTTCAGCAACACATTTGGTGTCAAAGGCGTTACTGACAACGAGGTACGCCAGATCGTGGCCAACGCTCGGAAGTATGTGCAAGAAGGTGTGGGAGCATTAGGCGGCGAAGCTGCCACAGGCGAAGCCACGTACCGCACCGCCAAGGCTCCCGGCTTTGAAGACGCGTTGGCCACAACCGACCAACTGATTGCCAAACCTAAGAGCATCGGGCAGCAGATACAGTCCAACCTGGGGTTGGCTGGGCGCACACAATGGCTTGACCGTTTGGCTCCGCTGGAGAAGATTGCCCGTGAGATGGCCGACCCATTCAAGGGTACGCGCATGATGTACTACCTGCGCATGGCCGACCAGAAGATGTCGTTTGTGCAGCAGTCGGTGGCCCGTGGTGTGCCCCAGTTGGTTGACCACAAGCGGGCTGATGGGCAGATTGAAAAGCTCATTGAAAGCGTGGAAGGACCGAATCTGGCAGGCGTTGTCGAGACCCTCAAGGGCGCTCCTGGCATGAATGCCGAAGCAGCCAACCGCTTGTTCACGCTGTATCTGGCCAACAAACGCGCAGAGAACCCCAACGTGGGCTACGACAAGCTCAACTACGGCATCTCCAAAGAGCAAATCCAGCGTGCGGCAAGCCAGATCGACAGCAATCCGGAAGTCAAGGCCGTGTTTGAAAAGGCGCGTAAGCAGTACAACGAGTACAACCGCTCCTTGATGAAGTTCATGGAAGACACAGGCGCTCTCTCCCCAGAGGAAGCCAAGCGTCTGGCCGCAACCAACGACTACATCCCGTACTACCGAGAGCGCAACGGCAACGCTGAACTGGTGATTGGCGGCGAGGGCACGTTCAAGGTGGGCAACCTGAAAGACCAGCCCCAGTTGCAGCAGTTGATTGGCGGCGACCAGAAAATCTACGACTTCCTGACCAGTTCTGTGCAGAACACATCGGTGCTGCTGGACGCTGCGCTGCGCAACCAAGCTACCAAAAACACCATGATTGATCTGGTGGACATGGGCTTGGGGCGCTTCATCAGCCCGACTTCTGGCCCTGATGTGGTCAGCTTCAAACTCAAGGGCGAAGACAAGTACGTGCTGGTGGAGACCGACAAGACAGGTATCCCAGCGGATTTGCTGGTCAAGGGCATGGCGGGTATCCCCGTCAACAACTCTGCAATTGTCCGGGCCATGGGCTACGCAGCCACGATGGTGCGCAAGGGTGTCATGCTCAGTCCGTTGTACCCAGTCAGGCAGTTGTTCCGCGACTCAGTGGCTGCGCCCATACTGTCTGGCGCAAACTTCACCCCAATCATGGGCGCTATCCGTCAGTTGGGCGGTTCGGCCACCAAAGAGAAGCTGGAAGCCAGGGGTATCACGGGTGGGCAAGTGTTCACGGGCACCAACGAAGACCTGACCCGCATCCTCAAAGATTTCCAAGACGGCAAGCTGGGCTTGAGCCAACTGGTGGCCCGTGCCGAAGGTATTGCAATGGAGGCAGACGCGGCAACCCGCCGCGCCCAGTACAACTCCTACATCAACCAGGGCTTGTCGGAGATGGAAGCCACGCTCATGTCGTTGGAATCCATGAACTTCAACCGCAAGGGGCTGTCACCATCGGCACGGTTCTTGTCCACGGCCATCCCATTCTTCAACGCACAGGTGCAGAGTTTGGATGTGCTCTACCGCGCTTTGACAGGCAAGATGCCATTGAACGAGCGCCTGGACATCCAGGGCAAGTTGCTGCGCCGAGGAGCGCTTTTGTCTGGCACGGCGATAGCCTACGCCATGCTGATGCAAGACGATGAAGCGTACAAAAACGCCACGCCCGAGCAAAAGTACGGCAACTTCTTTGTGCGCATCCCAGGCTTGGATGAGCCATTGCGCATCCCGGTGCCGTTTGAGATTGGTTACATCTTTAAGGGCATCCCAGAGGCGCTGGTCAACAGCATGGCCAATGAGCGCGGCGCAGAAGAAGCGTATAAAGCGTTCAAGAGCATCGCCATACAGACCATCCCTGGCGGCACATCCTTGCTGATGCCTGCCTTGGCCAAGCCCATCATTGAGAACGTGGCCAACTACTCGTTCTTTACCGAGCGCCCACTCGAGTCCAGGGCCGAGCAACAGATGTTGCCTGAGTACCGCTTCCGCGACAACACTTCTGAAGTAGCCAAGCAAATTGGTATGCTGACAGGCACATCCCCGCTCAAGATTGAAAACTTGGTTCGCGGTTACACCGGGACAATGGGCCTTGCGTTGGCGCAGTCCTTAAACTTTGCCATGCCCTCACCGCCCAAGGGCACGCCAGAGCAGGCTACCAAGCGGTTGTCCGATACGCCTGTGATCGGCTCCATGTTCCAGCCCAACGATGCCGCTGGTATTGTGAGTGCCACATACGACCGCATGCAGGAAGTTCAGCAGATCGACAAGACGTTCAAGGATATGGTCAAGGACGGGCGCATGTCTGAGGCCCGAGAGTTCTTGCAAAAGAACTCCAAAGAGATTGCTGCTGGGGCTGTGGCGGGCAACATCCAAGAGCAGTTGAGCACCATCACGAAGGCCATGAACGCCATCAAAGCGTCTAACCTGACACCAGACAAGAAGCGCGAAGAGCTGGACAAGTTGCAGCAACTGCGCATCAAGCTGGCGGAGAGTGCCCGAGGTTACCTCGGCTGAACACAACGCCGATCAAACCCCGGTGGATGCCAACCACAGCGCGGGCATCCTTCAATCTGCACTTAACCGCTTCGCGCAGCCCTTCCTCGCGGGTGCGTTCCACATCGAGGCAGGGGACAAAGAACCCCTGCCCCCTCTCAAGCTGCTGCCACGGATAGTGGATCGTCATCTTCCAGATCGGTTATGGGTCTGCTGATCTTGAGCACTGATACGCGCATCTGAGGCCCACGGGTTTTTGCAGTCAAGTCCTTCTTCGGCATGGGAGTGACTGCACACTCCATCCCCAGCTTGCGCTTGAAGTCGGCGTAGCCGTAGCTCATGCTGGCGCAGCAAGCCTTGAGCATACTCTCCTCAATGTAGTAGTCGATGTACCCCGGCGTGAAGCCGTGCTCGACCCGGCCCATGACGCTTGAGCGCGTGATGGACTCGTCCACCTCCTTGCCGTTGCCCAGTTCTGCCAGGATACGACCACGCTCAATTTGCTTGACGATGATGAACTTGCCATAGTTGTCGCGGGTATAGGCGTTGAGCACATCCTCTGCGGTGCGGGCGTTGCCCTTGACGTTGCCGCGCATGGTGTCGATCACCTTGTGCAAGCGCTCAATGATTTTTATCATGGGAATGTCGATCACACCCGCGTGCTTGCTGTTAATCATGACCCCGGCAGCGATGATGGTGCCGATGCCAGCCATCCAGAAGCGCTCGTCATTGGTGGCGCTGAACTCCTTGTATGCGGTGCGCACAGTGTCGGGCACGAGTTTGGCCAGGAAGTCCACGTTCTTGGCCATGTAGTCCACGATGATGTGCCCAGCCACGCCGTAGTTGTGCTGCAAGGACTTGACGATCTCAATCTCGTGCGGCTCCCAGGTCAGGGGCTGGTCCATGATGAACTCCAACAGGCGGCGCAGCTCACCTTCGGATGCGTGCTTGCGTGCCCCGGTCAGCATGTCCACGGCGTGGGTGTTGGACGACATGATGGCGTTGGTCATCCAGGTGGACAGGTTCAAGCGCTCCTTGTTGGAGCCAGACTCCATACGCTCCTTGCCCCGGCCCTCGGTCATGTCCAGCAAGAACTCAGGGAACCACTCGAAGTCTTTGCGGTTCTTGGCGGTGATCTCGTCCGTTATCAGGGCGAAGCTGTTGAGCAGACCCAGGCGCTGCTGCATGGCCACAGGCGATGTGCTCTTACCTGTGCGGTAGTGGGTGGGGTGGCCCCAGACTGAGGCGGCTGCTTCCAGCGCCAGCGTCTTACCCGTACCTGACTCAGTAGAGCCGCAGTGGTAGGTCATTCCGTACATGCCCGTGAAGCGCATGAGTGGCGCTCCAATACCCGCAAGCATGATGGCCAAGTGGTCGTACATCTCCTTTTGGATGAGCAGGTTCACAAAATTGCGCCACGCTTCAATCGTCCCGGTCGGCTTGGTATTGGCCACGATGTTCTCAAGCCCTGGCATGGGCACCGAGATGGGCGTGCCCGTGGAGTAAATCTTGCCTGCGTACACGATGGTGTTGTCGTCTTGCCAGCCGTAGTTGGCGGGGACTTTGACTGCTGCTTTTCCTGTGCTGGATTCTTCCACGGCGGCTCTCACATATGAAAATAGGTTTGCGTCATTGCCCGAACCGAACGCCGCAATGATGTTCTGGGTGGCTAGGGCTTTGACAGTTTCGTCTTTGCTCACCACAGCCTTTTGTGCCATGGTGATGGTTGCAGGCCCGTCTGGCCTGAGTGCAAGCATGTGAACAATGTGTTCACCGCCGTTGTTGAGGATGTCCACCACGAACAAGTCGTATGGCAGGATGAGTACAGGCTTCTTTACCTTGTTGCCTTCAGCGTCTTCGATCTCCTTGTCAATGTATACGCCGCCCTTGGTCCCGTATGAGTAGCCCCGTGGCGGCGTGGGGCGCAGGACTTTTTTTACTTCAGCCGCAATGCCGCTGGCTTCGGCAGGCATGACCACTTCGATCTCTTTGGCCTGGGTCTCAAGCTTTGTTTCGCGCCCAAGCGCAAGTGGGTTGGTGATTTTGGAAAAGAACTGACACCCGTCACAGACCCCTGGGTTCTCGCTGTCGAACTTGACGCATGGGTACGGCCCCTTGATCTCACGCAGCTTTTGCTCCATGCGCTCTTGGGGGTAGGGGTGCAGGCTTGACAGCCACGCCGATGCCTTGCCGCCGTCCTCACACTTCTGGGCAATGCTCAGCCACCCACGCCACAGCGGCTCCATGCCGTCTTCCTCGGCGTTCTCCACAAAGTGCTTGAGCTGGGCGCAGCCGTTGCCTGCCTTGGTCTTGACCAGAATGTTCTTGAACTTGGTCACGCTGTTCTCAAACATCTTGGCCGTGGTCGCTGTCGGTACTGGGGCGGCATCGGGGCGCTTCCCCGGCAAGTCCAGCTTGGCGGGCTGCACAGGCTGAATGGCCAGTTTGCTGACTATCAAGTCGGACAGAATCTCAGGGTCGAACACAGCGCCTTCGGTCATCAGCTTGACTTCCCGAGGGGCTGGGTACTTCTCTTTGAAGTTGCGTGTGCCTGGGATGCGCAGCACCCTGGCAGCGTCCGCTGTGACGGTCATGTCGATGTTGAGTTTGCACTGCTTGCACAGCCGCTTGAAGCTCTCAGCGATCAGCTTCCACTCATCCTTGGGCAGCGCCTTGGTGAAGGGCCAGTAGCAGTGCAGACCACCGCCAGATGCCACCACCCAGGGCATGCCCAGTTCCTCAAGCCCGGTCTCCACCAGAAAGGCGTGCAGTGCCAGGGCCGCTTGCCGCTTGGATGCGTAGCCGTCCATGTCGATGAACAAGGACTTAACGAAGGCGGCGTTCTCAGCCTTGCGGCTGGTGTTGTTCTCAAACGTGGCCAGGGCGAAGAAGACGTTCTTCTCCTCATCGACCCAACGATCTACGGTGGGGTAAAACTCCTCAAGCGCTGTGACATAGATGTGCTCCTTTTGTTTTGTTGATAGCTCTGCCGCACAGTAGTACCCGTATTCCGGGGACGGCAAAACGACCGCTAGAAATTCAAGCGGGGTCATGGATGTCCTTCGGCTTATTTAAACAGGTCGATTTGCTGTGGGTCTTTGGGCGGGTACTCGTCGCTGGGGGCCAGCGCTGTGAAGCGGCGTAGCAATTCAAGCTGCCATTCGCGGGGCATGTTGTCGTGTGAGTCCAGTTCGTCTGCCGCAATGCGAATGAGTTCGCTGTTAGTCAGGGTTCGAGGTTGTAGTGTGCGCATATTTTTCTCCAGGCGTCATCGGCTGAGTGGGCGGTTTGTAGGAATTTCAACATGGTCTCGACCCGAAACTCATAGGCGGGGAAGATGTCGCCACCTTCAAACCAGTTGTAGACAGTCTGGCGGGACACACCCAAAGCTTTGGAGATGCGCACGACCGAGAAGTTGTGGTGCGCGGCCCATCGACCTAGCTGGTTCCCCAGCGTCTTGGGCGCACGCATGATCGCGTTGATTGTTTTTTCTGAGTAGGCCATGTCACTTGCGGTTCTGCGCCAAGATTGTGCAGATGGCGGTGCTCGTGTCCGCGCTGTACAAAGCACAGGTAGCCACCATCGGGTCAGCGCCGTTGCTCACTGCCTTGTCCCACTTGTCGCGGCGGTCAAACCCTGACAGGGTGAGGCACACCATCACCGTTATCAAAAACGTCACCACCATGCCCCACATACAAATCCAAAATTTCTGTTCGCTATGCATTTGATTCTCCTAAATGCAGGGGCCGAAGCCCCCGCTGGTTCAAGGTTGCTGGTCTGTCACAACGCCATAGTTACTGCGCTTCCACAACGGGAAGCCCCCTTGCTGCGCACCTGCGTTGCGCAGTTCGGTGTCTGAGTAACGCTGGCGTGTGAAGCGCGGGTAGCCTGGGCCGACAAAGACCGAGGGGTTGCGGTAGTGCGGCACATAGGTGATGCCGTTAAGCACATACACCGTCTGCATGAAGGTTTCTTCTTTGTTGTCTTTCATGTTGGCCTCACTCGTCGTCCCAATCGGCCACAACAGATGCCAAGTCTTTCTTACCGGGCACAGCGCTGGGCTTCTTCTCTTCTTTCTTCACGGTCGGCTCCTCGTCCGCGTCAGCCACAGGCTCGGTCTTGGGCTTCTTGCTGGCCTTGGGGGCGGGAGCAGGTGCTTCGTCCTCTTCTTCAGCAACGGGAGCAGGCGCGGCCTTGGCCGCTTTGGGCGGTGTGCCGCCCAGGGGGTTGGCAGGAGGCACGCTGTCTTGAGCAGCCACGTTCATCACCACTGCACGCTTGGCATCTTCGGTCTCGCCTTGCTTGGTGGCCTCGGCGTACTCCTCATCGGTCAGCCAGCGCATGGCTTTGAAGAACAACTTGGGCGCTTCGGCCTTGGTGTCGAACTTCATGCGGGTCACAACGGTGCTGGGGTCAACACCCTGGGCCACCAACCAGCGGGCATACGCCTGCAATGGGCGGTCTTCGCCGACTTCCTTGCCGAACAAGGAGGTGGCAGGCAGGGCCAACTGCTTGACTGAACCCTCGATGTCGCTGGCCAGCACCACAGCCAGACGCTGTTGGTAGCGGCAGGCGCGGCTGTTGCCTGTGCCTGAACCCGCGATGTTTTGGGTGCAGCCGTTGCAGGTGTCGGCCTGGGGGTTCTTGGACTTGGCGTCTGGGGTCTCGCCGTCATTGCTCCAACAGTCGGGGGACGCTGCGGTCTCGCCGTCATACTTCTTCATGTAGAAGGTACGTGCGACTTTGGGCGCGGCTTTGACGATCACCACATCGAGGTAGCGCTCCTCAATGGCAGCGATTTCTTTACCGCCTGACAACAAACGAAACACACCGCCTTTGATGGAGATGCGCTCACCTGACTGGCCAGCACCGCCGCCTGCAAGGGCTTTGGCGACATCGGACAACTCACCTTTGCGTGCAAAGGCGGGGACTTGGGAAGGGTTAAAAAGAGCTACGTTGCTCATAGGTTTCTCCTGGGGTTACTTGGAAGGCTTGCGAACGGAAATGTCGTACTCTTGCATGGAGTTGAGTCCAGGCGGGAGCTTGCCGGGGTTGTCTTCAAGGAACAGTTTCATGTTGCCTTGATGGATGCGCCGCTCGAACAAGTCGAGAGCGTCTTCGGTCTTGACAAACTCCTTGAACGAATCCCAGTCGTCTGTCGAATACCGTGTCTTGGTGCCCATAATCACTGTGCCTTGCGGCGTGTTGACTGAGCTTGCGCCGAGCGCCTTGAGGTGCTCTTTCATTGCGTTCTTGACCTCATCTTGCTGCGCCTTCAGTTGTTCGACTTGGGTGTCGTACTCCTGTGTCAGCACAGCGATGCGGTCACGAATCTTGCGGTAGACCTTCGCCAATTTGTCGAGGGGTACTGCTTCATCACTCATCTACTTCTCCTTTTTGTTTTGTCTAAGGTTGGACATGTTACACATATTTTTTGGCTTTGCAACTCCTTTCAAGATTTAATTTCGTGGGTGAACATGTCGGTCAGCAGTGAGTTGTCGCTCACTTTGCCGCCAAGGGCTTTGAACATCTTCTTCTCGATGGGGCTACCCTCGATGTGGATGACGGTCACCTTGTCTGAGTTCTGCCCCTTGCGGTCTGCACGGGCTATGCACTGGATGTATTGCTCCACGCTCATCAGCGGGCCGTAGAACACCACAGTGTCGGCAGCGGTCAGGGTAATGCCATGCGCTGTAGCCTGGGGCTGCATGACCAGCACACGGGGGTCGGGCGTATCTTGGAAGCGGCGGATGATGTCAGCGCGTTTGCTGGCCGTCACGCCACCATGGATGCACTCAGCGGCGATGCCCTTCTTGAGCAGGTGCGTATGGATGCCGTCAATGCTTGAGCGAAACAGCGCGAAGATCAGCACCTTGCGGCTGGTCTCCTCCAGAATTTCTTCCAGCACGCCCAGGCGGGGCGCAGCATCGAACTCAACCACTTCCTTGTCATCGGTGTACGCCGCACCGCAACTGATCTGCAAGAGCTTGGACACACCAGCGGCAGCATTGACCGCGCTGATCGTTTCTCCTGCGGCTTGCACCACCATGCGCTCTTTGAGCATGTTGTAGTACTTGGCCTGCTGTGGGGTCAGCGGCACTTCGCGTGTGGTTGTCACGACAGGGGGCAAGTCCAAGCACTGCTCTTTGGTGAAGCGAATGGCGGGCTGTAGCGCCTCATGCACGGTGTCCTTAGCATCTGCCTTGGGTGCCCACTTAAACATGGTCACTTTGTTCATCACCTTGTCGCGCCATGCTGTGAAGAACTTGGGCACACCGTCCGGGTTGACCAGCTTGGCCAGACCATAGGCATCGACAGGCGACTGCGATGCAGGCGTGCCTGTCATCATCCACAGAAAGGTGTTGGGCTTGATGATGGATGCCAGCGCCTTCCAGCGCCGTGTGGTGGCCGTCTTGTATGCGTTGGCCTCATCGACAATGACCAGATCGAACTTGCCGTTGGCGTTGATCTCATCGGCTATCAGGTTTAGCCCTTCGTAGTTAGTGATGACGATCTCGTAGTTCTGCTGAAGCATCTCAATGCGGCGGCTAGCTTGAGGGTGGTGCGCAACTATGGCCGAGCGGTGGATGATGCTGTTGCTGATGTCTCCCACCCACGCTGACTGCATGATCGACAGGGGGCACAGTATCAACACACGGCGCACTTCACCGCGCTGCATCAAGTAGTCCGCTGCCCACAGTGCCGATAGCGTCTTGCCTGTGCCGGGTTCCGAGAACACAAATGCACGGCGGTTGAGTGTCAGGAAGGCAGCGGTCTCGACTTGGTGGGCCATGGGTTTGTAGCGCCCAGGCCAGGGGTACTTCCTCACAATGGGCGAGGGTACGTCTTTGACACCAAGGTTCTTCAACACACGCGCCTCGTCCAACCCCCAGTAGACTGCAACATCAAAGCCGCCATCTGTGCGGGGCATGACTTTGTGCTTTGGGATGATGCAGTATTTGTTGGGGTTGCGGGTAGTGAACAGCAGTGCTTTGTTGTCTATGATTTCCATTTGCTTCTCGGTTTATTTTTTTCCTAACGCCAGCGCTTGTTCCCAAACAAAGCGGGCTACGTTGTAGCCTATGAGCTTTTGCTCTGAGACCGTGAGGGTCTTCCACCAATCATCAAAGGTCATTTGTTGTCTCCTCGGTTTGAACTGCGATTGCGCATACGAAGATTGTTTATAGTAGTTGTCCCCCCGCTGCGGATGGGCTTAACGTGGTCTACGTCTTTGCCGTCCCCCTTGCTGGCCTTGCCAGCTTTAACCATCATGCGCCGCGCCTTCACGCGTTCGCCTGTCTTTGCAATCTGTTCGGGCTTGCCCTGATAGTTTGCGTATTCTTTTGCGTAGTTACGAGTTGCCATGATTTGCCTTTCTGAGTTTGCCAAGTGCTTCTACAACACGCAGCGGGGTTTGAGCGGTGCGCTCTTTTTGTTTCATTACATCGTGAATTAACCGCATCGCCAACACGGTCGCACACTCTGCGTGCATGATGATATTCCCGTAACCTTCAACGGTAAATGATTGGTTGCGCACCCCTACATGGCCGTCGTGTTCGACAGCAAAATCGGACATATCTACAGGTTTGCGGCATACGTGGCACAAGGTGGCGCAGCCAAAAGCCGGGGCGTTAGGTTCTATGGTTGACATACATTCCTTTCAGTGTTTAGGATTGAACTCACATGATCTCACAGGGCACCAGCCGCACAGCGGGGTGCGGGTGGGGTTCCAAACGCCTGTGGCATAGCAGGCTTCCAGCTTGGCCACACGCTCACGATAGCGCCACCACTCAGCATCGGCTTCGTCCACGGTCATGGTGTGCTTGACCATATCGTTCTTGACCACGAACAGCAGCGCTGAACGCACCTTGCGGATATGGGGGAAGTGCTTGAACACCATGAGGGACATCAGCTTTAGCTGGTCACGGTCTGGGTACTTGTTGTTGCCCGTCTTGTAGTCCAGCACCGAGGCGGTCAGGTTGTCGTCGTCAATGATGAGCAAGTCAGCGATACCCCTGACCCAGCGCTTGGGTTCGTTGAAGTCACACGGCTGCAAGTCCGGGGTGATGCCCATCTCGTACTCGCACAGCTTCCTCCCCGGCTTGGCCAGGAGCGCATCTAACACAGCCGTGGCGTACTCAAACTCAGGGGGCAGCGGTGTGCCGTCCCGAATGTAGACCTCGGCTGCTGTGTGAAAGCTTGTGCCGTAGCGCGTGGCCTCCGTTTCTTGGAACGGGTAGTTATTAAGCACCTTGACTTCGTAGTGCCTGCGTGCGCACCCCTCGAAGTCCTTGAGAGCGCTATGGCTCCATGTGACTTGATTCATCAAAATCTCGCAGTCTCGATTGCTTTGGCCAAGCGGTTGGCGAACCGGGTAACAAAGCGCTCGTCTCTGTTCAAGCGGTCCTCGTCCATGTCGTGCAGTATGGCGTGCACCACCTCGTGCCAGAAGGTGTCGTGGATTTCAGCGGGCTTGTACACACGCCCGGTGCGGTTGCTCTTGAGTCCGATCTTGATGTTTCTGTCGGGGTAATACGTGCGCCCCATCAGGTTCTTCTCGATCATCGCTTCGACAACCTCAACCGAGTATGTCTTGTTGCCCACACGCAGCTTGTGTGGCAGTGGTCTGTGTCTAACTGTCATTGCTTACTCCTTAATTTTTTGCTAACCCATAACGACGGTGCGCACCACCGTCAGCGGCCAGGGGTATCCCCGGCAAATACTTCGGCTCCATAGTCATCTGCGCCAAGACCCATGTCTTAGCGGTGGCTACTTCATCGTCAGGCACAACGGCAATCAGCTCGTCATGCACTGTCCCTTTGACTGGATACTGTTTTGCTACGCGAAGCATCCCGTCTGTCATCACGCATCTTGCTACGCCCTGCGTGACGTTGTTCGTTATCTTACCAGCATATAGCTTGGTCTGGTCGGGGCCGTAAACCCACTGCACCCGGCCCTTGTCATCCTTGATGGGCTTCAAGTCAGGATACAACAAGCTCATGCCGCTTGGCAAGACGATCTCCCCCTTCTTGAAGGTCAGGCACTTGTGCGTGTACTCCTTGCCGTTGTACAGGCTGCTCTCAATAAGCTGGCCAAACATCCCCCATAAGTCCACGACAGGGGCCGCAGTGGCGCGGTAGATGTCGATGATCTTCTTGGCCGCAAGGCAGTGCACCAGCAACTCTTGCGTGGTGCAGGTGTGGGGGATTTCCTCCAGCTTCTTGACGTTCTCATCCCAGTCTAGGAAGCGTTGTGCATATTCTCCGTCCACGCCCAGTGCTTTAGCAAACTCTTTCGAGTAGCGAACTGGGGGAGCCCCAAGGAACCCCGTAAGAAGCTGTGACGCGAACGATGACCAGCCCAGCCCATAGCCGCAGCCCAGTAACGCGCTCTTCGCAGATTGCCGCAGGTCAGGATGAGACTCT